CTCCCACCGAGAGCGTGGAGGAAGGCGCTTTTGGGACCTTGCGCGACCAACTATGGTGGCGCTGCCGCGAGTGGCTGCGTACTGATCCGGCGGCGATGCTGCCACCGGAGCCGGGGCTGGCAGACGAACTATGCGCGGTGACGTACCAGGTGCGCAACGGCGTGCTCAAAGTGTTGGATAAAGCGATGTTGCGGAAACTGCTGGGGCGCTCGCCGGACTTGGCCGACGCGCTCTGTCTGACCTTTGCGCCGGTGCGCCCGCGCACCACGCGCATGTACTCAACGCAAGTTTAGCAGGAATAACTTACATTATGCGCCCTACAGAGACACTTAAAAATTGGGCCCAACAGGCCGGACAACTGGTGCGCACGTTCCGCAATGCATTAGAACCGGCGCGCCGTCCGATATTCTTTGATTTTTGGGCGGCCGCCGAGCAGTGGAAAGGCGGTGACGGTCTGGCCGAAGGCGCGCAGCGACGCGCAGTCCTGAATTCGTGGGTCTATACTGCTATCGGCATGATCGCGCGCGAAGTTTCCGCCGCTCAATTCCAGGTCACGCGCCAGACCTCCGTAGATGATGACCCGATCCAGATCGCTAATCATCCCCTGGAACAACTCCTGCGCCGTCCCAATCCCTGGTTGTCGCGGTCGTTTCTCTGGCAATACACCACGCTCTGGTTGGAACTCTCCGGGAATGCCTACTGGTTTGTTCTACCCGTAGCGGGCAGCGTGGCCGAAATCTGGCCGCTACCGGCCCACAAAGTCCAGGTTTTTCCCGGCAACGCGCAGCGCTTTGTGGATTACTACCAGTACGAGGCCAACGGCGCCCTGTTCAATATTCCAGCCGAGTTTATCGTCCACTTCAAACTGCCGAATCCCTTTGACATTTTCCGGGGGCTGTCGCCCCTGGTCGCGGCCATGTTGCCGGCCGACGCCGATAGCGCCATGGCGCGCTGGAATGCGGTTTTCTTTGGACGAGATAACGTCATGCCCTCGGCCATCATCAACTTGAGCAGCGGGGATCCTAACGCGCCGCTGGACCGGGCCGATCTGGAGAGTCTCAAAGCCGACTTGCGCAGTGACTACACGGCTTCGCGCCGGCGCACCGCCATTACCAACGCCAACGCAATCAGCGCCGTGCTGCTGGGCTGGAATCCCAAGGACATGGATTTCATCCAGGGCCGGCAGTTTACCAAGGACGAAATTTTTGCTATCTACGGTGTGCCCGGCGGCTTATTGGACAAAAACGCCACTGAGGCTAATGCCACGATTGCGGACAAGGTTTTCAAGGAAAAAACGATTTGGCCGTTGCTGACGCTCATTGCCGAGACGCTGACGGCGCAACTGGTCATCCCCTATTATGGCTGCGATGACGAGGCCGGCTTTAACGACATCCGGCAGGGTAATCGACTCCTGGAGTTGCAGGAAGTCGCTGCGGCTGGTCCGTATCTCACCGTAGACGAGGTGCGTGCTCGTTACTGGCAACTGCCGCCCCTGCCGGCGGGAGCCGGTGCGCATCTATCGGCCGGCGGGCTGGGCGGAACACCTGAGCCGCTGGCCGAGAATCCGCTGAGCGTTCTGGAACTCAAAAAGGCCGGCGAGGAGGCCGAGACCGATCTGATATTTTTTCAGGAGTGGCAAGGCTATCCCTGATCAACCGGCGCGCCGGTTTGAGGCCGCTTTAGCGCGCGCATTAGTGCGCTTATGGCGGTCCGAGGCCCGGCACTTACGGCAGTTACTCACTGCCTTCAACGGCACTTTACCAAGTTCATATTGGACGGAGTTGCGGGAAAAGCAGCAGGCTCTGGTAACGGCCTGGCTGGAAAAAGTCGCCCTGGCCGGACAACAGGCCGGGGCACGGGAAATTGGCGCCGCGACTAAGGCCGCGATCAACCTCAACTGGCAGTTAGTCAACCAGGACGCGCGGCAATGGGCGACGCAGTACGGCTACGAGTTGATCGATGGCATCACCGACACAACTCGCGCCCGAATGCAAACCGCGCTGGATGAGTGGATCACGGCCGGTGAACCGCTCTCCCGCCTCACCGAGCGCGTGACTGCCATTTTCAACGATCCCCAGCGCGCTGCCGCCATCGCGGCGACGGAATCCACCCGTGCTTATGCGGAAGGCAATAACCAGGTCTGGCAGGCGGCCGGCGTGCCAGAACGCGAATGGCGGACGGCAGTGGATGAACGGGTCTGTCCGGTGTGTGGCGCGTTACATCAGAAACGGGCCAAACTGGGCACGCCGTTTGAAGTTACGGTCAAGGGCAAGCGCGTCGTGGTGGATAATCCGCCGGCGCATCCCCACTGCCGGTGCGCAATTTTACCAGTCGTCAGGCCGGAGCGCAGTCCCACGCCGGGGACAAACCAGGAGCGGATTGTGATAGATGGACGAGAGATTACCGTGGCGCGTGGATATAGACCTGGGCCGCAATATCTATCACAACCTGAACTATACACATTGATTGGAGATGCACGTTTAACCGGGGAGCGGCGGCAACACTACCGAACACGCCATCCAGAAACAAGCCGCCTATCAGCATCGGAAGAAACGCAATTATTGGAGCAAATTCTACAGACGCCCGCGCTGCGTGCGCCGGATCCTAAAAGTGCCCAAAATGAGCGCCGGTATGTGCAGGATACGGATGGAAAATGGTGGCGAGCTGTGGTAGGGAAGGGACAGGATGGCCAGTGGTTTGTGCTTTCTTTCCAGCGTGTTCACGGTCCTGGAAAATGAAAACCGCGCCATCCCGGAACTGCCCCCTAATCCGAGCCGTCTTGCGACGTTGCTTTAGGGCAAACACTGGCGCGATCTCAATTTCATTATAGCACAGAAATGGCCGAAAAAACATTTGAAATCAACGGTTTAGATGAACTGTACGCCGCCCTGGAACGGGTGGGGGAGCAGGCCGTGCCGCTGGCTGAAAAGGCGATGGAAACCACGCTGCGTTATCTCCGGCAAATGCTGCCGCCCTATCCCAACGGCCAGGCCGGCGAGATGCCCAAAGTCTATACCCGGCAGCCCCAAAAGCGCAAATGGGCCAGCCAGAAGCAGCGCAAGTACTTCTTCTGGGCTTTGCGCCAGGGCTTGATCACGGTGCATGAGGGTCCGTACCAGAGCAAGTTCAAATCGGCCAAGCAGCAAGCCTATGTTTTTTGGGCCGTCCGTGAGGGAAAAGTGACGATTCCGTATGTGCGTACCAATAAATTAGAAGTAGAGATCACGACCGAGACGCGCGTGGCCGGCAGTGAGGTACTGGGCATCATCGGTACCAATCTGGCCTATGCCCGTTACGTCATCGGCGACCAGCAAGCCCCCATCCATCAAGGGCGCTGGTGGCAATTGGAGTCGGAAGTAGAGCGCAATTTGGCGCAGGCCACGCAGGTCTTCACCGCAGAATTATGGCGTGGTTTACAGGCGGCCTTTAGAGAGTGAAGAGTAAGGATGCGACAATCAAGGAAGGAGGCTCAGAATGCCTAAAAACTATCCGTGGGCTCAATGTATTCGTGATCAGAAGAAACGTTACGGCAGCGAGGAGACGGCCCGCAAAGTCTGCGGGATGATCAAGCGCAAGTACGGCGGGAAGAGCATCGCGCTCATGCTGCCCGACGGCCAGGATCTGCCGGCGCTGCTCTATGAGGCCGAACTGGCGCTGGGACTGGGTCTCAAGGCCGTGAGCCTGGATGAGCAGATCAGGCGTGTGCGCGATGCCTGGTATGCGCAGTTTCATCCGGTCGATAGCCCTGAAATGCCCTCAGTTCGTCCGTGGATCCGCGACGTCTTTACCGATCGGGTCATCGTAGAGCAGCCGGATGGTCTCTATGCGTATCCTTATACCGACGAGGAAGGGACTATCCATTTCGGCGGCCCGGTCAAGGTGGAGATTGATTACATCGTCAAAGCGCTGGACCTGGTCGCGTACGGCAGCGCCCTCAAGGCGCTGGACGATACCGGACGTGTGGGGGGCTATGGTGTGCTCTGGGGCAGCCCGACGCAGAAAGACATCCAGGGCGACTACTTCACCGCTGAAACGGCGCTGTTGTGGGAAGGCAAAGAGACGCGCCCGGCCCTTTATCATCACGGCTTGGATCCCACCCTGGGAGCGCGCACGCTCGGCGGCGGCTGGGCGCTCAAGCGAGTGGACGAGGTTGGCGCGTGGGTGGAAACACAGTTGAACCTGCGCGACGCTTACGAGGCCGCGATATTCGGCCTGGTCAAAAGCGGCAAGTTAGGGCTCTCCAGCGGTACGGCCACCCACCTGGTACAACGTGAACCGGATGGCAAACTGACTCGTTGGCCCATCGCGGAGATCAGTTTTACACCCACGCCGGCCGAGCCGCGCACCGCCGTGCAGCCGCTCAAGGCGGGGGAAGGTCTCAGTTTTAAGGCGTTAATCGGCCGTCCCCTCCGGGTCGGTACGCAATCCAAATTTTCAGTGAAAGGAATTCCTATGGACAAGCAACTTGTGTTAGACGCCATCTTGAAGTTTGTCCCCACCATTAGCGAGGAGGACGCCGATAAGGTGGCCGATCTGGTCATGCTGTTGGTGGGGGAAGTGCCGGAAGCATCGCCGTCCGAACCGGACCTATCGGGAGCGCCGGAGGATATGTTGAAAGCGCAGATCATGAGCACGTTGAAAACACTGGGCCTCACGCCGCCGGCCGCGTTGACTCCACCATCGGCCCCGGCTCCGACTGCGCCGGGCCGCCCGCCCTACGACTTCCGGCCCGCGACTGAACCAGCCCCGCAGCCGACCGGCAAAGCGGCGCTGGCCACGCTGCGCTTCGGCGAAACGCCGGCCGCGATCAAAGGCATCGTTTCCGATCTGTACGGCGGCGATTACGAGATCAAGCGCTATGCGCAGCACGACGCCTATGGCCGCTATCTGCGCTACGGCGAGCGGGCGCTGGAGCCGGAACATCGCGCCGCGCTAAAAATGCTTATCCTGACGCCTGACCAGATCAAAGCCTTCGTCTTGAGCGGCGGCGGCAGCGTCGCGGCGCTCAAGACCGATATGAGCGAGGCGGTGGATACGTTAGGCGGGTTTCTGGTCCCGGAAGACAT